TCAGATTGTACCGCAGTATATATCTCTACGATTGGTAAATTTTTATTATAATCTTCTATTCTACCTAGGCTCATATATTGCTGAGTTTTTACCGTGTTCTCTAAATTCTACTTTTGATATCTTTACTCTACCTTTAGTTTCTTCTACAATAAAAGGATTTACTTTATCATAAACGAATTGAGCAAATCTTTCTGCACCAGTAGCAGGTATAACTCTAACCTGTGCTACTCCAGCTTCATCCATCTTCTTAAAAGACTCTAAGAAAGGATCGTCTTCAGCAACTATAAACGTATGATCAAATGTATAGTCCATCCAAGCTTTAGGAGACATACCGTCTATAGTACCTTTAGCTCTTTTCATACCTCCGAAATCCCATACCCAGTTACGTTCATCTAATTCTCCTTCAAACCATAACTTAAATGAAATACCGTATCCATGTAGAAACCTACAATGAGTATCGTTTGCTTTCCATTGACGAAATACTGTTGAGAATCCGTCAAATACTTTTGTTGATTGATAATTTGCCATTATACTAATTCTTCGATTATACCTACTATTTCAGATAATATAAGAAGAATAGCTGAGACTACCAAATTAAATGGTATAAAACAGTATCCTAAGATTCGAATACCGGATTTAATAAACGATACAATCTGATGCTTCCTTGCATCAGGGTAGTTTAACGGTTCGTTGGGTGTTATTTTACTTTGATGTTTACGGTTAGCTAAGTATTGCTCTTCCGTCATTCTGCGAGACTCTACATCATAGAGGTCTTTCTCGACTTCTTTTAATTCTACCATTTTCCGTGTTTTTAAAGTGGTGCTACGACACTATAGTCATATAAATAAATATAAGATAAAAATAATTAACTACCAACTTATTATAAGGTATTTTAATTGGATAAAGGAGCTTTTATTGCTGGATGAGATTTGTAACTTAATAACTGAGCTTCAAAATCACCTCTGTATATATCGTAATACTCCAACTTAATATCTGGAAGATTAAATGGTTTACGTAAAATTTGTTCTGCTGCTTGATTAAGGTGATTCTTATATAAGTGTACATCTCCAAAATTACCAATAAGCATACCAGGCTTTAAACGAGTCTCTGCACATAATAATAACAGTAACAAACCGTAACTACTAATGTTAAACGGTACTCCTAAGAATAGGTCAGCACTTCTTTGATTCCACATTAGAGAGAGCTTACCATCTGCTACATAACATTGAAAAGAATAATGGCAAGGAGGAAGAGTCATCTTATCTAAATCTTCTACATTCCAGCTATCTACTAAATGTCTTCTACTATCTGGGTTACTTATGATACCTGTTATAAGATTCTCTAGCTGGTCTATTCCATTTATATCTCTCCATTGCTTACCATATATAGGTCCTAACTCTCCATCTGTTCTACCAGACTTTTCGTAATCACCATCCCATATCTTACAGTTGTTATCTTGAAGGTATTTAATATTAGTATCTCCTCTAAGGAACCATTTTAACTCAGTGACCATAGTCTTAAACGCTACCTTCTTAGTAGTAAGGATAGGAAAACCTTCTGACATATCGTGTTTTATAGAGGCATTAAAGACTGATACTGTACCTGTACCTGTTCTATCAGTCTTATTACTTCCATTCTCGATAACATATCTGAGAAGGTCTTGATATTGTTTATCTAATTGATTCATATTAAATTAAAATATTAGGTTTATTATATATCCATGTAACTATAGAATATCGGATTCCCTTAGTTACCTTTGTTACCTTATGAGAAAGACTAGCAGGAAAAATTACTAATGAACCTGTATCTTTTAAAAAAGTTTTTATTTCTTTGTTTTCTCTATACTGTAGATTTCCTCCATCGTAGTTATTGTTGAGATAAATGATAGCAGTCATAAATTCCTTACTACTGGTCAAATCATTATGCCAAGCAAAATGCCCCGTTTCTTTATATCTTAAGAATTGGAAAGACTCTTCTTTGTTTATATTGCTTAATTTAAAATTAGAATTCTCAACTAATTTATTTAGTATTCTATTCCTTAAATTATTATCGGTAAATATACATATATCAGTTTTTCTATGATAATCACTAATATCTTGGCTTATTGCATTTCCTTGATTATCTAATCTTTCACCGGTCAATACAGGTTCAACTAAAGTACTGTAGTTTTCTACTATTCGTTTACATTCATTTTCACTAAGAAAGTTTTCTACTTCTAATATCAATTTTTAAAAGTTTTTATATGTAAAAGGATCTCTTTTTTTTAGTTCTTTTAGCTTTGCCTTAAAAGCACGTTCTTCCTTAAATTTACGAATTTTTTTCTTAATCCAGTTAAAAATCATTTATACTTTTTTAATTATTAAAAAATTATTGATTACTAAGTAATCTATTTGGGAACTTATATACCTTTCTATAGCCTGTTCAGGGTCTAAAGTAATAGTCTGGTCCTTTAAGTTAAAAGAAGTGTTCAATACCACAGGAATACTCGAATAACTACCAATTTTAGTAATAAGTTTATGAAACTTACGGTTTTGTTCCTTAGAAACAGTCTGGACTCTGCAAGAACCGTCTATATGAGTAGAAGATGGAATGTAGGAAGTCTTACTATTCATAACTCTCCCCATATAAGGTGAAGGTTCTTTAGTATCAAAGTACTGTTTGTATCTTTCCTCTGTTATAGCAGGAGCAAAGGGTCTAAACCCTTCTCTTTTTTTAACTACAAAATTTAGCCTTTCTCTCATATTAGGATCTCTGGGATTAGCTAATATACTGCGATTTCCTAAAGCTCTAGCACCGAATTCCATTTTACCTTGAAACCATGCTACTATATTCCCACCGTTTATAAGTTTAGACGTCTTATCTATTAACTTGTCCTCGGTAAGTTTAAAGAAAATTAATCGATCTTTATAACTATCTAATGTAGCTTTCACTTCTTTATCAGAATATTCAGGACCTAAAAAAGGAGTAGTTTCTGTATGTTGATCTAAACAAGCTCCTATAGCAGAACCTGCATCTGAAGGAGCAAACGGTACGTAAACTGAATCAAAGTAATTATACGCTAATGTATTAGCAACACCATTATAAGCGCAACCTCCGCTTAGACAGATATTTTTACTCTTAGTAATATTTTTAGCAGTTTTAAGTAACTTAGTAAACTGTATTTCGTATACCTTTTGTAATGCGGCTGCTAAATTTTTATGATCTTGATTTATTTCCTCTTCGGGTAGTCTAGGTTGAATACCAAGTAGTCTATATAAATTTTTACTGAACATTACTTTGTCCGAGTATTCCCAGGTAAAGGGTTTTTGGTCAATAAAGTATTTGTTAGAAGTATTTTCAAATACACTAAGTAGTTTATCCGTGTAAACATTTATGTCTCCATATGGTGCTAATCCCATTACTTTATACTCTCCTTCATTAGGTTTAAAACCTAAATACGCAGTTATAGTACTATATAACATTCCTAACGAATTAGGAAAATTGATAGATATAAGTTTTTTTATTTTCTTACCAGTACCTATTGAGATAGTAGTTGTTTCCCACTCTCCAACACCGTCGATAGTGAGTATCGCTGAATCAGTAAAATGGCTAGTGTAATAAGCGAAAGAAGCGTGACTATCATGGTGATCGTGATAAATGATTTTGCCGGAGTAGCCCATAGATTCGAGAATATCTTTCGGATTTTGGGACTTTTTGGATTTTTTATACTTCCTGTTAAGAAAAAACGTTCTGATGGGTTTTTTAGCAAACGTAGTGCGGACTCTATTGTCTTTTTTTTCGGGGCTTTCATACCAATGTATTTCGTTAATATTAGCTAATTGTAACTTATTAGATTTGAGTAACCAGCTTAATGCATTATAAGGAAAACTACTATCATGTTTAATACCAGTAAACCTTTCCTCTTCTACTGCCGCTATTACTTTATTATTAATAATTAATGCAACTGCAGAGTCATGATAAAATGCTGATATACCTAATTTAATCATTTGTTCAATTTTATCCAAAGTCTTTCGTAGCTGAAATAACCTATGGTTTTAATTACAGTATCTATACTACCAACTGCTAATCCAAATCTCCAATCACCTGATACTGCCCATCCTGTAAAGATTGTTATGGAAGTTGCTACTACTCTCCATATAAGAGTTTTTATTATAGTCTTTTTATAACTTACCAT